CTATATGATCTATTAGCACCTTACATGAGTTTATTTTTCAAAGAAGGCGGACGTGTTGGTTTTAAAGAAGGTAAAGGAATGACTAGAAGAGCATTTTTAAAATTACTAGGCGGAGCTGCAGCTTTACCTATAGTTGGTAAATATTTTAAATTAGCAAAACCAGCAGCTAAAGTAATGGATGATATTAAAATAACTTTAAGAGGAGATGGTGATTGGGAACAAGATATAGACGGTTTGTGGTCGGGTGGTAATTGGGTTAATTACTCATTTGAAGCTTTAACAGATAAAGGAAGAAAAATTTTAGCTAAATTAAGTAAAGGAAAAAATGCTAGCCTAGTAGATAAAGGAGATGGTATATACCATCCTGGAACAATGTCAGATGCAAAAACTGGATATTTTATTGCTGACGAAGGTGAATATGCAGTTGATGCAGTAGACGCTATAAAAAAAGCTAAAGGAAATATAAGTTTAAATATGCAAGTAGGAAAGAACGTTAAAGGAGCTAAACCTGAAAAGTATAAAGACATGGATTTGGGTTACTCAACTAAAACATACGGTAGTAAAGAAATAAATAAAAAAACAATATTAGATGAAGTAGATGATATGTTTGCACATGATATGGGTGGATATTCTAAAAAACATTTTGATAATGAGAGTGTAGAAACGATACTTGATATAACAGAAGCTATAAAAAAAGCCAAAGGCGGAAGAGTGGGTTTATATAAAGGCGGTATAATAGATTTATTGATTAAAGGTGGAAAATTTTTAAATAAAAATAGTCCTGTTGAACTTTATAAAAAATATTTAAAAAGTGTTAAAGATAGAACTTTAAAAGCAAACGAAACAGGAAAATTTACAGATCTGCCACTTGAAGTGATACCGATTGGAGCTGGTGGTGCATTGGTCACTAATTACTTAAAGAAAAAATTAAAATCTTTAGATGAAAAACCTGAAGAAAAAGCCGAAGGCGGAAGAATTGGCCTAGATACAGGAGGACCTCCTATTGAACCTTATTCAACAAGTGATCCAAAAGCAGCTGCAAAAGAAATAGCTAGAAGATCTATTGAAATGATAACAGAACCAGCTAAGGTTCCAATCGATAAAGATATTCAATTAATGTTTGATTTAGATAGAGCAAAAATAGGAGGAACTAAAGATTTTTTAGGCGGTGAAATAGATTTTGGTATTAATAAAGGTTTTGGTCGGGATGATCTGGGATATGGCTTTAATTGGAGCAAAAAATTTTCAGATGGGGGTTCTGTTTTACAAAGACCCATGTTTTATCAAGGTGGTTTAACTAAGACTATTCCACCTGAAAGAGGACCTATGCCACAAGGGTTGCAATCTGATGTATATGATGGTATAATGCGTCCAGGAGTTATTAATGGCAGAAATTGATAAGAATCTCCCGAATACAGATCTACCTTCTGTTGTTGCACCAGACATGGACGTAGAAGTAACGGACGAGACAAAATTAGTAGAATCAGACAACGTTGAAGCAACCGAGCTTCCTGATGGGGGAATGGAAATAAACTTTGATCCTAATTCAGGAATCAAGGTCCCCGGAACTGAAGCCCATTTTGATAATCTAGCAGACTTACTTCCCGATGAAATTCTGACGCCAATTGGATCAGAAATGCAAGCAAACTATATGGACTATAAAATGTCCAGAAAAGAATGGGAAGATACTTACATTAAAGGACTAGACCTTTTAGGATTTAAATACAGAGTTAGAACAGAACCTTTCCAAGGAGCAAGTGGTGCGACACACCCAGTTTTAGCTGAAGCTGTTACACAGTTTCAAGCAATGGCTTATAAAGAATTATTACCAGCAGATGGACCAGTAAGAACTCAAGTTATGGGTTTATCTACTCCACCTAAAGAACAACAATCACAAAGAGTTAAAAATTTCATGAACTATCAGTTAATGGATCAAATGGAAGAATACGAGCCAGAGTTCGATCAAATGTTATTTCATTTACCATTATCAGGTTCTACATTTAAAAAAATTTATTATGACGATTTACTTCAACGAGCTGTATCTAAGTTCGTTCAAGCAGATGATTTAGTGGTTCCGTATTCAGCAACCTCATTAGATGATGCGGAAGCCATTATTCATGTTTTAAAAATTCCAGAAAACGAATTAAGAAAACAACAAGTTTCCGGATTTTATCGAGATATTGATTTAGGAAAACCTCCTATCATTGAAGATAAAGTTGAAGAAAAAGAAAAGGAACTAGCTGGAACTAAAAAAGTTGGTAAGCAAGAAGATGTGTATACATTACTTGAATGCCATGTAAATTTAGATCTAGAAGGTTTCGAAGATGTTGGTCAAGATGGAGAACCAACTGGAATAAAATTACCTTACATCGTTACAATCGAGGAAGGTAGTAGAACGGTTCTTTCTATTAGAAGGAACTATGCACCCAATGATCCAAACAAAAAGAAAATCCAATATTTTGTCCACTTTAAATTTCTGCCAGGACTCGGATTTTACGGTTTTGGACTCATTCACATGATTGGCGGATTGAGCCGTACTGCAACTGCGGCTCTCCGTCAGTTATTAGATGCAGGGACATTATCAAATTTACCGGCAGGATTTAAGCAACGAGGCGTTCGTATTAGAGATGAAGCACAACCATTACAACCAGGAGAGTGGAAAGATGTTGACGCTCCAGGTGGAAGTTTAAAAGATTCATTTTTTAATCTACCATACAAAGAACCATCACCTACATTATTACAATTAATGGGGATAGTGGTTCAGGCAGGTCAAAGATTTGCCTCGATTGCTGATATGCAGGTCGGTGAAGGCAACCAACAAGCAGCTGTTGGAACGACTGTCGCTCTACTAGAACGTGGTTCCAGAGTGATGTCAGCAATCCATAAAAGGCTATATGTTGCACTTAAGAATGAGTTTAAATTACTTGCAAAAGTATTTGCTACATATCTGCCACCTGAATATCCTTATGATGTTGTAGGCGCTGCAAGAACTGTTAAAGTACAAGATTTTGATGATAGAGTAGATATTTTACCTGTTGCTGATCCAAATATATTTTCAATGCAACAACGTGTTACATTAGCACAAACAGAATTACAATTAGCAATGTCTAATCCACAAATGCATGATTTATACATGTCGTATAGAAAAATGTATGAAGCTATGGGAGTAAAAGATATAGATCAAATTTTACCACCACCAGCACCTAAAATTCCAAAAGACCCTGCATTAGAAAACATTGATGCAATTACAGGTAAACCTTTTCAAGCATACCCAGGTCAAGATCATAGAGCACATATAACTTCACACTTGCATTTTATGGCTATGAACATGGTTAGAAATAATCCACCTATCATGGCTGCTTTAGAAAAAAATATATTAGAGCACATTAGTATAATGGCTCAAGAACAAGTACAAATGGAATTTCCTCAAGAGTTTCAAATGTTAGCACAGATGCAACAAGCTGCACCTATGAATCCACAGATTCAACAACAAGTGCAACAACTTACTCAAAAGATAGAAGCTAGAAAAGCTGTACTAATTGCTGAGATGATGAATGAGTTTATGGAAGAAGAGAAAACTATTACTTCTCAATTCGACCATGATCCATTATTAAAGATTAAATCAAGAGAAGTAGACTTAAAAGCTATGGATACTCAAAGAAAAGACCAAGAAATGAAGCAAAGAGGCGAAATAGATAGAGCTAAATTGGTTCAAAACAAAGATATCCATGAGGAGAAGCTTGATCAAAACGAAGATTTAGCTATACTACGAGCAGATACATCTTTGGTCAAACAGCAAATGGGTGATCAAAATAGAAAAGATATTGCGCGTATGAAAGCTAAAGATGTTAAAGTATTAAAAGGACCAAAAAGTTAGGAGCAACAATGGCAAAAAGCAACGATAAAAGTGCTGCACAAGGAGTTAACCACAAACAATTCATCAATAAAGATGGATACCCAAAAGGTGGTGTACCGGTTAAAATTCCTGAAGGCATTCCAACTACTAATAAAGTAAATGGACAAAAGAGAATGCTTGCAGAAAAAAGATCTACTGTAAAGTGGTATTAGTATGGCTTGGTTTAGTCTTGCAAAAATAGCACTGCAGGCAGGTGGTAAAATTTATGCTAACAGACAAAAAGCAAAAGTTGCTATGTCTGATGCACAACTTTTACACGCAGAGCGTCAAGCTCGAG